CCTGTCTTACTTGGTGTAGCAGGTATCCTAAGTATTTTTCCTGCTTTTCTGTTATTTCTATTTTATTTTCTTTATTTTCTGCCATTTTAGGCACCTCCGGCTCAAGGCCACTTTTTGCCTTGGGACGGAGTGCTGAAGATAAAATGCTGAGGTGGAGCCATGGGCCGATTGGTAGGAAAAACATTATAATTTTAGGCTTTTGGGCCGGCCTTTTTTTGCAGAAAAAGGAAAATTTTAAGTTTTTCGAATGAGGGTCTGCAGGAACACCTCGCGTAGAATTTTAGAATATTGTTTTCCAGTTGTCTCCTATGTTTACTTGCATTCCTGATACTTCTTTCCAGTTGTCTCCGATGTTTATTTGTATGCTGTCTATTGTTTTCCAGTTGTCTCCTATGTTTATTTGTGAGTTTGTTCCTGCTGCTGCGTCCCATTCGTCATAGCTTAATCCGTTTCCTTCATTGTATAGTTCTTCCACTTCTGCGTCTGTTAGTGCACGATTCCATACAGCCACTTCATCTATTTTTCCGTCATAATATTTTCCGTCTACGGCGTCAAATCCTAGTCTTAGGTTGTCTGCGTCATCATTGTTTATTTCGACGAATGTCGGAGTCCCTGATGCTCCTGTGTTGCTTACTTTATCAGCGTTATTAATATATATTGTTACTGTTCCGTCTTGAAAAACTCCTACTACATGATAGTATGTTCCGTAAACAAAGTTAGTAGCTCCTTGTGCGTATCTTAACTCTCCTTCTCCTGCTGTTCTCATTATTGCTTGGAATACTTTATTGGCGTCAGTAGCTACTCTTATGGCTACTCCTCCTGTGCTTTTGCTTCCGAATAATACTCCTATGTATCTGTTGCTGGCTGCTCCTATGTTGTCTGTTTTGAGCCATGCGCTTATGCTGACGGCTGTTTGTGAGTCCATTTCAAACAGGTCATCACAATACATCTTATCATTACCGCCGTCAAAATCGTATGCGTCATCTATTTTTCCTGTTGCTCCCGCTGTTGCTCCGTCTACTGTCAGGTCGAATGCTCCGTGGCTGTCTGTTTCGTCCTCTAGTTTGTAGTAGGCTACAAGATTTGTTTTTAATGCCATTTTATTTTATATTTGGTTGCATCGGTCTTTTAAGGCTGTTTCTGCGTTATCGGCTGCTGTTTGCAGGCTTTTGTTATTGGTCATGTTTGTCTCTCTTGTTTTTTTCAGTATCATTCTTGCTTTTGTTTCTGCAGCCATCAGCTTCAGTATTTCTTCTTCTTCTGTTGTTAATGTCATTTTATTCCTCCTTTTATGCTGTGTATTGTATGTAGATTGTTCCTATGGGGTAGTTGCTGGCGTCTGGTGGTGTGTCGTCTGTGTTGTATAATACCATTGGCACGTATTCTGTGTCTGCGCCGCTGCTGTCTTCTAGAATTTTTATTTTTCCTGCGTTTATTTCTTTTACTTCTAGTGCTTTTGTTTTTAGGTGTGGGTCTATGTTTTCTCTTGGGTTGTCGTATCCTGCTCCTCCTTTTGGTGTTGGAGGTATTTCTTTTGTTTGGAAGATTTTTTGTGAGAGTCTCATATTTTCTCTCCTTTCTTTATGTCCAGCATGGTATGTAGTATTTTGTTCCTGCGACGTCTATTTCTAGCCATGCGCTGATGGTTGCTGTTCCTACTGCTGCTGGTGCTACGTTGCTTATTGTTACGTTTGCTGTTGCGTTTGCTGTTAGGCTTGGGACTTTTATGCTTCCGTTTTCCATGTTTAGTTCTTTCACGTTGATTGCTTTTATTACTTCTGCGCTTGTCATTTTTTCCTCTTGCTTTTTTTTTCTTTTTCTTCTTCTTTTCCGAATTCGTTTATTAGTTCTTGGTCTGTGTTTCTTAGTCTTCCTTCTGCTTTTAGTCTTTCATACATTCTTCTTCTGTTTTCTTTGCTCATTTTTATGCTCCTTCTATGTGTATTATCCAGAATTGCATGTTGTTGCTTCCTGGGACCATTATGTATTGGTCGTTTGCTCCTACGTAGGCTGTGTCCATGGCTGCTCCTGCTGCTGTTACTCCTGTTGTGCTTGCTGCGTATGGTCCTAGTATTGTTTCGTCTCCTGCTGCCATTTTATACTCCTGTTATCTTGCATATGGCGTTGGCATTGACTACTTGTATTTGTCCTACTTCCCATGCTCTGATGGTGTATTTTATTCCTGGGTCTTCGATGGTTTTTACTGTTAGGCCTACTACTTGTTTCCATGTGCATGCTTCTTTTCCTATTACTACTTGTGCTCCTCCTTCTGTTACGCTGTTGCTTGAGATGACGGTTAGTCCTAGTAGTCTTCCTACTACTCCGTTTTTTGTTACGCTGTCTGTGTAGAATTGTCCTGCGTTTCTTATGTTGGCGTTTCCTAGTAGTTCTGCGTAGTTTGTTGGGTGCACTAACAGGTATCCGTTCTTGTCTGGGTTGTAGTTGTCGATTGCTATCAGGCTTTTTGCGTCTAGTATGTCTTGTATTGGGTCTCTGTCTGCTATTACTGCGTTGTTCCATGTCGCGTTTGCTGCTTGTGTGTTTCCTGCGTTTGCTAGTATTGCTGCTGCTATTGTGCTGTCTACGCTGTATGCTACTGCTCTTGCTATTCTTAGTAGTGTTCTTGCTATCATTGGGATGTTGTTTGTTTTTACGTCTTCCCATGATAATACTCCTTCCATTGCGTGTTTGACGTTTCTTCCGCTGGTTTTTGTCCAGGTTACTTCCCCGTATGGGAATGCTGCTAGTCTTGGGACTCCGCTTACTGCGCTTCCTGTTCCTCCTGTTAGTTCTGTTGCTGTTTCTGCGTAGTATGTTTCTGTCCATGCGTTGCTTGTTTCTATCATGCATAGTTGCTTCATCTTGTATTCTTGTAGTGCGAATCCTTTTACTATTCTTGAGAAGCTTTCTGCTCTTAAGTCTGCCATTCCTGTTGAGTCTGCCATTTTACTGATACACTCCCACTGCTACAGCTATTACTTCGCTTGCTGCTGCTGTTTCCAGTGCTCTTCCCACAACGCTTCCTGTTAGCAGGTCTGCTGCTGCGCTTGCTATTATCAGGTTTGCTCCTCCTATGTTCACTGTTGCTCCTGCTGTTATTCCTGCTCCGCTGTCTTTCAGGTCGAATATTCCGCATGTGTATGCTGATATTGTGGTGCTTCCGTCGCTTGCGACTTTTTCCGCTGCTGCTATTCCGCAGAATGGGTCGTTGTCTGCTGCTGTTGCGCTTGCTGTTCTTGGGTCTGTTAGTTTCAGGAGTGTTCCTTTTTCGATTCCTGTTGCTTCTGCGCATGTGAATCTTACGGGTCTTCCTCCGTCGAAAAGTTCTATTATTACTGCTTCGTTTGCCATGGTGTTTCACCTATGTTTCTTTTATAAGTGGTTTTTGTTTTATTTAAATGTTTCGGAATTTCAGGGAAGAGAGCAATGAAGGACGAGAACTCAAGAAAAAGGGGATTACTTAATCTTTTTCGTGCGGTGGGCCCCCCTCTGATGTTGCCATTAGAGGACTCTCTTATTCCCAATTCCAGCAGTTGCCGCATATGTTTTGTTTATCTCTTTCTGTTCCTGACAAAAATTTTCTCTTTTTTCCGCATTTATTACACTTCTTGGTTATCAGTATCATTTTCGAATAGGTCTTCGTGTCCTGTTCCTGCGAGGTATTTTTTTGCTTCTTCTATTTCCATTTCTTTTTGTGTCTTTTCTTTTTTTCCTGCTGTTGTTTCTCCTCCTAGTTGTTTTTCTATTTTTTCTATTTGTAGTTTTTGTATTATTTCTTCTGTTTTTTTGTTTGCTGCTTCTAGTCTTTCTGCTGCTTCTGTGCTTTTGTTGATGAATTCTTCCATTTTTTCTTCTTTTGTTTTTTTCTTTTCCGGCTTCTTTTCTTCGTTTTGTTCTGTTTGTTCTTCTTCCATTTTTATTCTCCCAGTGGTATTACTGTGTATTTTGTGTCGTTAATCCCTGTTCCTGTTCTTATCACTTTGAAGTATTTTATTTTTGGGTTTGCTTGTAGGTGTATTTGTAGTTGTTTTATTACGCTTATTGGCATCCTGTATTCTTCGCCGTCTATTATGACGACTTTTATTCTGAATTCTTCTTCTTCTCCTTTCTCGTTTGTTTTCTTGTATGTTCTTTCTTCTAGTGGTGCGTTCACTGGTATTTTTGCTATGTCTGCCACGTTCTTTGTTGTTTTTCCTTCAAATTTTTCTGCTGCTTCTTTTAGTTCCATTTTCTTTTTGCCTCGTTTTGTTTTTATATTATTCCGAAGTTCAGTTTGCTTGGTCTGCTTTCTTCTTGCATTTTCATCACCATTTTTCTGTATGCTAGCCAGAATTCTGCTGCTGCTTTCCTGTCTTCCTCTTCTTGTTTTCTTTGTTTTTCTCTTTCTTTTGCCCAGAATCTTGCTTCTTCTTCTCTTGCTTGTTTTGCTGCTTCTCTTTCCCATTTTAATAGTTTTTTTCTTTCTTGGTTGTAGTAGTCTATTATTGCTTTTTCTGCTTCTTTTTCTTCTTGTCTTATCCTCTCCCATTTTTGGTCTTCTGTTTCTCCGTTTTCTTGTTGTGTTTTTAGGTCTTCTATTATTTTGTCTTGGACGCTGGCTGCTGCTATTGCTCCTTCTATTTTTTTGGGTATTCCTATGAATGGGCTTACTGGGCTCCATAATCCTATTTTTTCCCACCATGTCAGGTCTAGTATTTCGTTTCTTGCTGCTTGTGCTTCTTCTACTAGGCCCCAGTCTCCTGTTTGTATTGCGTCTGGTATTAGTTGGGAGCTCATTATTATTCCTAGCGGCTCCGTGCTTTCTGCTTCTCCCCATTTTCCTAAGAATACTGCTCCTGCCCATGCGCCTGCTGCTGCCAGTGCTGTTGTCGTGAATTTTTTACTTAGTATGCTTTTGACTATGCTTATTGTTTTTGTGTTTGTTGCTATTTCTTTGGCGGTTGTTTTTACTGCTTCTCCGTATCCTAGTTTTATTAGGGATTCTATTCCTCCGCTTTTTAGTGCTGCTTTTGCTGCTGTTGTTGTTGTTTTTGTCCCTCCTCCCAGCCCTGGAATTATTGTTCTTATTGCGTCTATGTCTGCTGCTGTCGCTTTTTCGCCGCTTATGAATTTGTTTAATGCTTCGTTTCTTGCCGCTATTTCTTCTTGTGGGTTGAAGAAGTTTTTTACTGATTCGAATCCTCCTTTTAGTTTGTCGAAGAATGTTGTTTCTGTTAGTGGTGGCGGCATTTCGCTTTGTTTGTTTTCGAAGTCTGTTATTAATGGTGTCTGTTTTGTTTCTCCTTTTATTTCTGTTATCATTCCTGTGCTTGGTCCTGTGCTTAGGTGGGGGTATATGTCTACTCCTTCTACTACTGAGCCTTTTGTTTTCTTCTTTTTCGGTTGTTTCTTTTCTTTTCTTTTCTTTTCTGCGGCCAGCCTTACGGCTCTGTTTCCTGCTTCTGTTATTCTTGGTTTGCTTCCTGGGACGTATGTTGCCATTTTTTTTTTATTCTCTTATTATTTTTTCTTTTGGTATAGCCACCCCTATGGCTAGTGCTATTATTCCCAATACTATACTAAGTATAGCGCCGTCTATTCCGTTTATTAGTGCTGTTATTTCCAGTATTGTTATGCATATTATTCCTGTTACCACTATTTCTTTTGCTATTGTCATGTTCTTCCCTCCATTTCTGCTGTTGTGTCGTTTGGTTTGCTTGCTTGTAGTCTTGGGTCTGCTTCTCTGCTGCTTATTAGCTCGTTTTGTAGGCTTGCTGGGAATGTTAGTTGTATTTCTATGTTTAGTTGTTGTAATACTTGTTCTTCTATGTATAGTTGTTCTGCTTTCACGCTTTGCTCGTATGATAGGTATACTATTTTTCCGCTTGCGTCTGTGAATTCTTTTGCGTTTCCTATTATTATTTGTGGGACGTTTACTGCTTGGAAGAAGTAGTCGTTTAATTGGTTTATCCATGTTATTGGTGATAGTGTGCTGTTTATTCCTGTTTGGACTGCTTCTGGGACTACTGCTCCTTTTGGGATATACATGTTTTCTCCGTATTTTCTTGCTGTGTCCATTTTTGTTTTGAAGCTGCTTATTTTTGTTGTGTCGTCTGTGTCTAGGTGGAATATCCATAATGGGTCTATGTTTCTGTGTAATACTCTTTTCCAGTCTGCCATTGCTTCGTTTCTTGCGTCTATTAGCCATTGCAGGCTTTCTATTATTCTTGTTCCGTGTATTTCGTCTGCTATTCTTTCGTGGCTTAGGTGGAATATTTTTTCTGGAGTATATTTTTTTCTGTTGGTTTTTATTTTGCTTACTTGCTCGTATCTTATTATTCTTCCTGCTTGGTTTTGCACTATCACCATTGTTTCTGGGTCTAGTGGTTTGAGGTTTATTAGTATTCCTTCTTCATCCCTTATTATCTCTGCGAAGGCATCCTGACTTATTGTTTTGCATTTAATCATATTCTTTAGTATGCTGTTGAAACTGTCTTTACCATTACCCCTGATGTTTCCCAACAGTAATTGTGTTGGCTCGTCGGCTTCGAATCCTGCTCCCACAGTCCATGTTGCTTTGGTGTCTATCGCTATTTTGAATTCAGGTATTTTCTTGTAGTAGCCGTAGTCTGTGCTCCAGTATGTGTTTTGGTATGTTGTTTCTTTTTGGCTTCCTGCTCCTTCCGTGCTGCTGGCATCGACGCTGTAGTCTACTATTGTGTTTGTTACGTCGCTGTAATCGGCGCTTCCTATGTTTGTTTCAGGCATTTTGTTCTCCTCATATTATCGTGTTTAAATCATCTATTTCGAGGTTGTTTGTTCCGCTTGCTCCGTTTGGGTGGGTGTTTGTTCCTCCGTCGTTAACGTTTCCTGTGCATCCTGTGTCATCCATCACATTTCCTGATATGATGTTTTGGGAGCATGTCGCGTCGTCGATGTTTATTTGGTATCGGTCGTTTAGTCCTATCACATTTCCTGATATGATGTTTGCGTTGCTGTTGTTGTCGATGAATATTCCGTCATAAGTTGCGGTGTCTCCTGAGTCATTGTCTGATATTATGTTTCCTGTTATTGTGTTTCCTGATGATGATTGGTTAATCCATATTCCGTGGTTTCCGTTGTTTCTTATGATGTTTCCTGTTATGGTGTTTTGGACGCTGTTCTGGGTGTATATTCCGTAGTTTGAGTTTGATTCTATGATGTTGTTGCTTATGTTGTTGTAGTCTCCACCTCCCAATGCTATTCCGTAGACTCCAGCAGTTATTCTGTTGCTTGTTATTATGCTTTTGCTGGCATCGTTGAGAGTTATTGTTTCGTGGCAATCGTCAAAGTAATTGTTGGCTATTATCAGGTCGTCTGAGTCGGCTTCTGTTATTGCGTTGTGCATTCCTTCAAACCAGCAGTTTATTATTCTTGTGTTGTCGCTGTTGTTAAGGTTTATTCCTATTGAGTTGTTGCCTGTTCCTGTTGAGTAGATGAACAGCTTTTCGAAGTGAAGGTATTTTGAGTTAGTGCATGTGAATGTTGATGTGGCGTTGTTGTCGTTTTGTATTATGCTGCTCTTGCCGTTGCCTATTATCCCTACGTTGCTGTAGGGGATTATTATGCTCGATGTTATATTGTATGTTCCTTCTTTCACAAAAACTGTTCCGCTTCCTGGCAGCATGTTTATTGCTTCTTGTATGTCGTCCGTGTCTCCGCTTCCGTCTTTAGCCACTATCACTGTTTCAGACCTTATTTCTTCGCCTGACAGTCCTGTCTGCCTGAATACGTTGTTTCCGAAGTTTAAGACCATATTTTGTTTTGCCTGAAATATTTTTTTATATCAGGTATTCCTCCTTCTTCCTTTGCTTCGAAAGGCTTTGCCAATCCTAGATGCAATTCTTCTTGCCCAACGTCCAATCCATTGAACAAGACTTTTCCCAATAATCTTCCATACTTTCCAACACGCATAGACTTGTTTATTAAAACCTTTACGTGATGGTTTAATAATAATCCTTTTAGCCATTCTCTAGCCTCCACTCCTCCCTTATTAAGTTCTGGAGCATCAATATCCAACAGCCTCAATGGGAAATCAAAATCCCTAAAACTCGTTCTTAATGTGATGCTGTCGCCGTCATGGACCTTAACAACGACAGCATCGAAATCCTCTTCTATTTGGGGATGTGGACTTGTGAATCGCAAATCATTTAATTGATTATTTGTCAGTTCAGGATACTTATCGTAATCGTGTTCTAACATCATGCATTAATCATAAAGTCCTGCGGCTTCTTATCCCTCAGAACACTAAGTCCTCTGAGAGCAGCATCACGCAAAACGTTAATCATGTCTTCAGCTTCCACTCGGCTGGTGAATCCTGACATATCATACTGAATAACATAAATCGCAGCTAAATTACTGGCGATTTCTTTAAGGATGCCCTTAACATCAGCGTTCAAACCGGAAAAGGCATCACTCCAATTATACCTAGTAAAAACATTTATGAAACTCTCAACCTGAGTCATATAATCATTAACATAAGCCTCTGCTTTTGATGTGGCGCTGCAATTAGCACCAGCCTTCCTCTCAACCTCAGCAGTAGTAGCAAATATACCTGTATCAACCATCTTGCACCTCCATAAATCATTCTAGTATAAAAAGTTTTCTAATAAACATACAAATCAAGCCCCTTATCTTTCAGGCACCAGCAAGCCCTCACCAAAGCCTCAGTCAAATGAGAGTAATTGCCGAAAATCTTAACCTTCTTATCAGCAGTATACTCAAAAGTGATGCTCTTCATACTCCTGAGCAGGTCAAGGTCGCTTATCAGCTGCAAACGACCAGTCTCCATCAACATGAGAGTATGAGAGTAAAGGTCTTCCTTCAAAATCTTAACTCTCTTCTCCTCTCCAGCCACCTGAATGCCCTTGCTGCTGTTATCAAGACCAACAACTCTGCGCTTGCCAAGCTTATCTTGAAGCTGGTCCAGCACAGGCCCGCCGAGACCCCCGGAATCAGTAAAAATCTTTCTAAAATTCCAATAGTCATCCAAAACAGAAGTCTCCCCGACAGTAGCAGTAGTGCTAACTCTCTCACGTCTAAGAATCTTAACAGCTCTAAGAGAATTATTATTCTCCTCAACAATAACATAAGCAACCTCATCACCCCCATATCTTGCAAGGTCCAACCCAAGATAATAACGGCTCCCAGGCCTCGAATCAGTCTCTTTATCCCACTCAATAAAAGACATACAATCCTTAATAAGCTTTGTAGGAAAAAACTGGTTAAACTCATCAACAAACTCACCAAGATACTCCTGAGCATACTCAACCTTAGACATACGCTCACGCTCCTTCCTCAAAAAATCAGAAGGAATACGCTTACAATCCTCACTACTAACATGAAAACTCTCAAAATCAGGGTCAGTAAAACTATCAAAGAAATAACCACCCTTACCAAAAGGAGTAGACAAAAGAACAACATAACCCAACTTCCTCATCTTCTTAGAAACAGCAATCATAGGAACAACAGCATTCCACACAGTCTCAGGAATATAAGCAGCCTCATCAGCAATCAACATATCAATAGTGAAGCCACGAATAAAGTATCCAGTTCTTCCGGCGGGCAGACTGTATATTCTGCTGCCATTATTGAGCATAATCTTCGTAAGCGTCGGCTTCTCAGCATAAACATCCTCCTCCTGGTCCAAATAAGCACGGACCTTCTCAAACAACAAACTAGACTGCCTCTGACTGGCAGCGATTATCAAGGTAGTGGTCCCAGGGTTATCCAGAGCAAATTTACGGGCCTTGGCGCTGATAACTTCAGACTTACCTACCTGACGACCACTACGAATAGTAATATTACCAGCAGCATTAAGGACCTTCTCCTGCCAATTATCCCACTTCCAACTCATCTTTTCAAAACCTTCAACTGCTTCTCAACCTCAACAATAGCAGCCTCATTCAACAAACAGCTAATAGTCAACTGAACACGCTGACTCTTAAGCTCTTTCAAAGTCAAATCCAAATC